ATATTGATATTGATGATATTGAATCAAATTCACATTTTTGGGAGGAACTACAAAAAGCTATAGAGAAAATGAGAGAAGAAGCTTTATTAAAAAACTTGGAAGTTGTATTGAATAATAATTTAATAGAAGCAAGACAAAAAACTACAAATTATAGAACAATTTTAGGTTGTAGAGTTTCTTATGCAGACTTAGAAGAATCAATATCATTTATTGTAAGACCTGACGAAAAACCTAGTTATGAAAATTTAGAGCAACAATGTAGAAAGCAAAAAGAAGTTATTGATAAAGCAGTTGAATATATAAATCAGCATTGGGTAATAGATGACCCAGTATTATTCAAAAATGATTTATTAGAAATATTAGAAGATAAAGAGGTGTCAAAATGAATAAATATGAAGATGTAAAAATGTATCTTGATAACAATTCTAATAAATGTGCAGATGATTTTAATAGTGTTTCGGATTATCTTTTATATTGCAGAATAGGTCAAATGTATAGAGAATTAGAACAATGTAAATTGTCTTATGAAAAATTATTAAATACTGAAAAAGATAATATGGTTAGAGTGATGTTTCAAGCAAGACAAGACTTATATAATGCAAGAAGCGGTAATCCTAGAAAACAAGATTTAATAGATGGTATTAATTATGCAATAAAAGATTTAGACAAAATTTTAGTTTTAAACGAGGTATCAGAATGAATGAAATGTATGAATACTTAAAAAACCATGCTTACATATCGTATAACAAAAAATCAACTTACGAATTTGAACTTTCGGAAGAAAGAGCCGAATGTATAGCAAATAAATATAATAGCTTAACTAAGGAATTACAACAAAAAGTAGAACAATTAGAAAACATAAGAAAAGAAGCATATGAATTTGTAGAATGGCATTATAAAGATAATCAGAAGTTTTATAAAAACAAGGGAATTGGATTGAATTATCCTGAATGTGATTATTTATTAAACATATTAAACAAATTTAAGGGTGATAACAATGAACATTATGAAAAATGTAAAGGAAGTGATAGTAATGAGTAAAATGTTATCTAAAATGAATTTAATATCAGTAGTTCAACAATTGCCTAATGAAGATATAGAAACTATACAAGGTTATGTTGAAATGATTGAGAAAGAAAATACTAGATTATTAGAATTATGTATGTATGGTTTAATTAGAGATACAAAAATTTATAATCGTGAAATAGATGATGTAACTAAATTAAAGTTTATGAGTACAATTAAAAATAATTTAACTGATGATACATATACATTAAGAAAAAAATTGATTAATATTTGGAAGAGTGGTGAGTAAATGGAAGCAAATTATGTACATAAAGACAGTACAACACTTGTACAAGATGAACTTGTTAAAAATGAACTTAATCAAATAGAACTACAATATAATGCTTTAAAACAACAAAAATTTAATGAACTTTTGAAAGAAAATCAAGAATTAAAACTTGAATTATCAGGTTATAGGCAAGCAATTTTAAATAATAAAGAAATGTTAGGTTTAAAAGAACAAAATGAAGAATTAAAGAAACAACTTGAAGAATATATAAAACAAAATATGAAACTTAAAGATGAATTGTTTGATAAAAGAAAAGAATATCAAGATACTTACAAAGATGTTCGTATAGAAATTAAAGAATATAAAACTCAGCAAAAAGAGTTTATAAAATATTTAGAAGATATGTTAGATGATGAAAATGATATATTTTCAGTAGTTAGAGTTAAAGATGTTTTACAAAAATACAAAGAAATAATAGGAGATATAAATGACAAGAAATGATTTAAACAAGACTTTTTATTTAATTGCTAGTTATTGGCTAGGACAATTACAAGGTTTTATAAAAATAGGTGATAACAAAGAAGAAATTATGAAATTATTTGTAGATAAATATATGTGGAAACCAAATACCTTTGGAATAACAGAAGAAAGTCATGAATTATTAGAAGTTAATGCACAAGTGATTATGACTGACCAAGATTATATGAAAAAATTAGGGGGCAAATAATGAAATTAGAAGTTGGAATGTATGTAAGGTTGCAAAATGATGCTGAAAATATAGTTATTATAAATAGAATTGCAAATGTATTTGAAACCACTATATTAACTGAAAATGATGGTAGTATCTATCAAGGAGAATATACAAAAGAAAATGTAATTAAAGCCGATTATAAAATAATTAAAATTTTGGAAATTGGGGATTATGTTAATGGATGTAAGGTAATCAAGAACACTTTAAAAGACGGCGGAAATATAATAATAGTTCAAGGCGGTAATTGTTTTACAAACGAAGAAATAAAATCAATAGTAACAAAAGAGCAAATAAAACAAATTGCTTATAAGGTTGGTGAGTAAAGATGAAGATAATATCAAATAAAAGATATAAGGAATTACTTGATTATGAAAATAAATATCGTTTACTTACTGGGCAAACTGTTACATTTTGTACAGGAAAAAGAAGTAGATACAGTGCATTATTGAGTATGGAAAAAGAAGAAATAGTACGTAGGTATTTTGATTTATATAGTGCTTATGTACAATTATCAAAAAATAATAGGAGATGATAAATAATGATAAAAAAAGAAATTTATCCAAAAACAAAAAGAGTTAGTTGTAAAGGTGATAGAGTTTATCTTACTGAAAAGATAGATGGTAGTAATTTAGTATTTTTTAAGAAAGATGACAAATTATACTTTGCACAAAGGAACAATATTATTTGCATTGATGAAATTGAAGAACAAAAAGGAATCTTATATAAAGGATTGTATCAATGGCTATTAGACAATAAAGATATATTAGAAACTGAGTTACATAATAATAGTGCAATTTGTGGTGAATGGATAGGAATGGGTTGTCTAAAATATAATGTTGATGAGTTTGATAAAAGATGGTATATGTTTGCAAAAGCAAATATAGATGATAATTATAATTTATATAATTTGATTTATGATCACGAATTATTTATATATCCATTTGTAAGTCAAGAAATACCTAATTTTATTGGAATAGTGCCAGAAGTTGCTGAATTAGTTAATTTGCCAAACAAAGAGCAACTAGATGGTATTTATGAAAAGTATACAAACAAAGTAAATAGAAATGTTGAAGGATTTGTAATTAATTATAAAAATATAATAAGTAAATATGTAAGAATGAAAAATGGTCAATTAAGAGAACATTTTGATAGAGAAAAATAATAGGAGATAAATAAATGAAAGGAATAGAAAGAATAAAAATATTATCATCTGATATAAAAGATGAACAATTAAAATCAATTATTGATTATTTATTATCAAGAACAGATATGAACGATAAATACTTAAATGAAGAAAAGAGTTTATCTCAAATGATAAAATTCATAATGAGAGAAGCAAATGAAAAACTAAAAAAAGTATCTATAAGTGGTGGCAGTGTTGCATATGCAACTGATGAGATGGTATTTGGGTGGGCAATACATTACTGGGATGAATCTAATTCTAATTTGAACTTAGTTAATAAAAAAGAAGAGGAAGCAAATGATACTAATAGTCCAGTCAAGAGTGTACAAAATAAACAAAAACCGGGCAAAAAAGAAGAGTGGGTATCAGAAGGACAATTAACTTTGTTTGATATGTAATATGTATATTAAAGTAAAAGATAGAAAATTATTTAAAGAATTAGATGAAAACCTTACAATACCTGAAAAATGGCGAGAATTTGTAAAAGAAAAAAGTAAAAATCACAATTTAATTTTAAAATCAAAGAACGAGTATTATTGTACATGTTGTAAAACTACATTTAAAGCCGATTATAGCATTAATTCGTATTGTAAGTGTAATTGTTGTAAAAGAGAATTATTAGTTAAATCGGCAAGAATTAAGACATATTCATTTAAAGATTACTTATGTATATTTGATAGATATAAAAATTATTATATTGAAAGAGTATTTCAATTAAAAACCGAGTATAACAATGGTAATTTGAATAGTGAAATATGCGAATTTGGAAGAACAATTTATGATGATGCATTTATGCAGGTAGAAAGAATTGTAAATGAAAATTGTGTAAGTACTCCATCTGGGACATGGATAAGAAAGAATAATACAACTTTTGATTATAAATGGAGGTATCCATCGTATTATAATCCACTACATTATATAGATGAGTTTATATATTATCCATATAACATCAAGAATATAATTGGAACCATAGAAAAATACAAATATAGTCAAATATGGACATTATTAGAACACGTTGAGTATTGTGATTTGATTTATTTGTTAAAATGTTATAATTCGAGTGTAGAGTTACTAACAAAGATGAAAATGTATAATCTAGCATTAAACCCAAAAACATTTCAAAAGAAGAGGACATTTTGGGACAGGTTTTATGGACTATCAAAAGATTATTTCCCGTTTATTGTAGAAAATAATTTAACATTAGATGAATTAGAGATCTTATCAGTGATAAAGGATAGAAATATAGAAGATATAAAGAAAATAGTTAAATTACACAATTATAAAGACTTATCTAAATACATTGATTTACAAAAAGCAATTAAAATAAAAAACTTAAATACAAATAATACAAATGAATATTATGATTATTTGAAAATGGCTAAAACTTTAGGTATGGATTTGAAAGATAAGCAAATCGCATATCCAAAAAACATAAAAGAGGCACATGATAAAATATTAGAACAATATAACATAAGTAAAAATAAAATAATATCTAAGAAAATATTTAAAATCGCTAAAAACATAAAATCAAGTGAATATCAAGATAATAAATATGTAATATTTCCGGCAAAATCGTACGAAGATTTAGTTGAAGAATCGAAACAACAAAATAATTGTGTAAGAACTTATGCCGAAAGAATAGTTGAAGGCGAGTGTTATATATACTTTATGAGAAAACTATCAGATCTAAATAAATCATTAGTTACAGTAGAAGTTAGAGATAATACAGTAGTTCAAAAAAGAACAAAGAACAATGAGATAACGACTAAAGAACAAGATAAATTCTTGCAAAAGTGGGAGTTATTAAAACTTAAAAATGGTTAGGAGGGTTTAAATTGAAATCAAAAGATAAAATAATTTTAGAGATGATACACTTCTTTATAACTGAAATGTTTGAAAATGGAATAAGTACAATCGAAGAAATAAGAGAAAGTTTTTCACATAATGAAGTAAAAGACTTTAAGAATATGATAAAAAAATATAAAAAGATGCAATCATTAACAAGAAGCAAAGCGGTGAAAAGAGTAGCAGAAATGAAAAGATGTTCACAAATAAAAGTGATATCATGATATCAAAAGTAAATAAACTAATTTACTTACTAGGAGGATAAAAAAGTGGAAGATAAAGAACTAATTACTATTAAAGAATTAAAATATAAAATCAAAGAAATAGAAGATGATTTAGAATTATATTTGAAATTAAAACAAATAGAATTTACAAAAACACAGCCACAAGGGACAAGTTATGAAAACGAACGTGTAAATGGGAAGTTTGTTTTTGACAAATTTACACACTACATGATTAAGTCTGAAAAATATGATAGTAAAATTACTGAATTAGTAGATTCGCTATTAGTATACGAAAAACGATTAAACAAAAAAATAAAGAACATATGTAATGCTGATTCAAAAGCATTTATAACTTATTTAAGAGAAGAAGAAAAATATAGTTGGGAGAAAATATCAAGAATAACAAACTATTCGTTAAGGCAAGTCAAACGAATTTATGGTGGTAAATAGCAAGATGGCACGAAATGGCACGAATTAGATGTTATAATATGTATAATGAGATAACTATATAGAAATCTCATTAACTCACCTTTATAAAATTTTTAAAAGCACTACTTTAATAGTAGTGTACTGATGATATAAAGTCTTAAAGAACCGATGCCTGGTGTGGTTTAGGGTGCTGGTAAGTATCATTAGTACAGTGCTATTGAAGCACTTGTTTTTGCCATAAGTTTTACTATCCTTATGGGTAGTATACTAATGATATATAAACAATAACACCGAGTTAGAGGTTAATTGAAACACTTGGTCTAACGCAACGAATTAAACTGAGCGTGATGTTTAATTTAGAAACCTGTATGTCATTAGTATAGTGCTTATAATAGGCATGAACACTGTAACGTTTGATTTTAATTGCGTTGCTTCCTTTCTAGATATAAGAAGACAATCTAAGCAGGTTGTCTTTTTAATATATAAAAAGTTTTAGTTTTGTGTCATTTTAAATGGTGAAAAATACAGTGCCTTACAAGGAGTAGTGATATTAATGAAAGTAATTATTTTTATATTAGTAGTAGCATGGTCAATAGCTTCTTTTATTATTGCTAACGAGAAAAGATAAATGAAGATAGTATTAAATACAATGAATAGAGATAGATATTGCGAAGATAAGTTGGTTGATGAAACTAAGCACTTAAAAATATGGAGGTGAAATTATGAATTTAACACCTAAACAAGAAAAGTTCATACAAAACATAATACAGGGCATGAGTCAAAGAGAAGCATATAAAGATGCTTACAAAGCTAAATATAAAGATGAAGTTATAGATGTAAGAGCTTGCGAGTTGTTTAATTCTAGTAAGGTGCAGGTAAGGTATAAAGAACTTATAAACCAATTAGAAGATAAATCTATAATGAGTGCAAAAGAACGTATGAAATGGCTTACTGATGTTATTAATGGAGATATATTAGAAGATGTGCCAGTAATGACTGAGATAAAAGAAGATAAAGCCAATACGATAAAATGTCCTACTAAAATAGATACCAAATTAAAGGCCTTAGATACTCTTAATAAAATGAGTGGTGAATATAAAACTATTTTAGATGGAACAATAGAAGTTAAAAAGAAATTGGAAGATTTATTATGAAATATACAGCAGACTATTTGATACAAAAGAGAATAGAAAAATGGAATGAAACACATGATATTGAATATGACAAACAGCTTAGAGTTGCAATAGCTGATGAAATAATAAATAATAGTGAACTTCTAAATGAAGTTAAGAAATATCCAGAGAAATTAATTGAATTAGTTTTTATAGTAGTTGATAAAGGCCAAAAAACAAGACCATTTATATTAAATGATGTTCAAAAGGAATTTGTAAGCATATTAAATAAGGCGATAGAAGACTTTGACAGAGGTTTAATAACAGATATATCTATATTAATATTAAAAGGTCGACAACAGGGCTTTACAACAGTTGTAACGGCATATCAATTAGCGAGAAGTATATTAAATAGAAACTTTCAGGGATTTACTTTAGCCGATAAAAGTGATAACTCGGAAGCGATATTTCAAAACAAAGCTAAATATCCATACTCACAACTTCCCGAAGTATTAAAACCTACAGAGAAGTTTAATAATAGAAAACAGTTACTATTTGAAAAGATAAATAGTAGTTGGGCAGTAGATACAGCCACAAAAGACGTGGGACGTTCAAGAACAGTAAATTTTTTTCATGGCTCAGAGTGTGCTTTCTGGAAAGATGGTATAGCACCGATTCAAGCAGCACTAGGAGAAGCATTTACTAAGAATTGTATAAAGATATATGAATCTACTGCAAATGGTTATAACGATTATCAGAAGATGTGGGACAGTGGGGTGCATATAAATTGTTTTTTTGAGTGGTGGAAAACAAAAGAGTATGTAATAAATTTCGAAAGTGAAGATATACATAAAGAATTTATAAATAAGATAAACACTCACGAGACCTGGATATATAAGAGGTTAAAGTGGTTAAAAGAAGAAAAGAAATTAAACGATAATCAATTATATTGGTACTTCAAGAAATATGAAGGATATATTGACAAAGATTTAATCAAGCAAGAATATCCATGCACTCCAAAAGAGGCATTTTTATTATCAGGTCAAACAGTATTTGATACTGAAATATTGTTAAATAGATTAGAAAATGCTCCTAAACCAATTAAAACAGGTTATTTTATATATGATTATGATGGGTTAAAGATTACTCACATAAGATGGGTAAATGATAAAAATGGATACATAAACATATATCAAGTACCAAACGTACCTAGAATGACTAAGTATTGTATTGGTGGAGATACAGCCGGCGAAGGTAGTGATTATTTCACGGGTCATGTATTAGATGCAAGGACAGGTGAACAAGTAGCAGTATTAAAACAACAATTTGACCCTGACCAATATGTTAAACAGATATATTGCTTAGGAATGTATTATAAATATGCCCTAATAGGAATAGAAGCAAATTTTGATAGTTTCCCTATAATGGAGCTTCAAAGACTAGGATATAACAATCAATATGTAAGACTAGCACAAGATACCTATACAGGTAAGACCGAAAAAAGATTCGGATTTAAAACAACTTCGCTTACAAGACCAACAATAATATCTAGGTTAATTCAAATAGTAAGAGAAGAAGTAAATAGTATCAATGATAAAGATACATTAGAAGAACTATTAACCATTGTCAGGAATGAGAAAGGTAGAATAGAAGCTCCAGAAGGTGGACACGACGACCAAATGATGGGACTAGCAATAGCACATCATATAAGAGAACAAGTTGTATTTGATAAAGAGGAAATAAGAATAGATCCTACATATCAATTCAGCTTTGAGAAAGAGCGTGAATCTGTTGGAGATGTAGGAGATAAAATAACAGTAGTTTAAAGGAGGAAAATATGAAAGAAAAAGAAGAAAGACTATTGAGATTATGGAAAATTAGACAAGAACAAGAAGGAGTAGATGTATCAGGTGTTAAGACATTAGAAGAAGCTAAACACTTCTATGATAAGAAATCTACTAAGAAAGGTACAAGTAAGAAATCTACTAAGAAAGTAGAATTTGCAGTGACAGAAGAAGATAGCAATGTTCACGTTAAACCTGTTATAGATGGCGAAATTATAGATACACCAGTAGAAGAAGTAGAGATACCTGAAATTACAGAAGAAGAAGTACAATCCGTTGCTAACGCAATTGTAGAAGAAGCAAGTGAAAATGATAAAACAGTAGAAGAAATTGTTACTGAAATTGTTGAAGAAAGCCATGAAGCAGAACCAGTAGTAGCAGGTGAATAGTATGGAACCAATAACATTAATAGCAGTCATTAGCATACTAAACATAGTATGTTTTTTTGTTGGTGCTAAAGTAGGGCAAAAAGTAGTAAATAATGAACCTATTAAATTACCTAATATGAATCCAGTAAAAGTCATTGAAGAATACAAAGAAGCAAAAGAAAATAAGGAAGAAAAAGAACGTTTTAATACTATGTTAGACAATATAAATAATTATGACGGAACAAATTTAGGACAAAAAGATATTGACTAAAAGGAAGGTGATTATATGGACTTAGAAGAAATTAAAGAAACCGATATATGGACTTTTTATGACCAGGCAATAAATTATTGCAGATTAATTGGTATGTATGGAGATACAGATGTAAATTATCGTATGTATAATGGGGACCAATGGTATGGCTTAAAGGTTAAAGGTATTGAAAAAGTGCAATATAACTTCATTAAACCTATAGTTAAATATAAAACAGGTATTGTATTAACTAATTTGTATGCTATTAACTATTCTAGTGAAAATTTTGAAAATCAGGAGTTTAGAAAATCAGGAGAACAAATATGTAAATTACTTAACAAAAAAGCTGCACGCATATGGGAACATGATTACATGGATCTTAAATTAAGATTAATAGTTAAAGATGCTGCTATTAATGACGAAGGTGTTATGTATGTAAGATACGATGATGAAAAGCAGCAACCAATAAATGAAGTAATAAATAAAAACGACATATATTTTGGCAATGAAAACGATTCCGATATGCAAAACCAACCATACATATTAATAAAACAAAGAAAACCTGTATCAGAAGTCAAAGAAATTGCTGAAAACAATGGTGTTAGTTCCGAAAAGATAAATTATATAATGGGTGATTTAGAAAACATAGAAGAAGCCGGTGAGGCAGCTAAGTATGAAAAAGACAATATGTGTACTCTTGTTACTAAAATGTACAAGAAAGATGGCAAAGTTTATTTTGCTCAAGGTACAAGGTATGTAGATATAAAAAAAGAAACTGATACAGGATTAACATATTATCCAGTCGCGCATTTGCTATGGGAAGAAAAGAAAGGTTCTGCTCGTGGTGAGGGTGAAGTAAGATACTTAATACCAAACCAATTAGAAACAAACAAAACAGCTATGCGTAGGGCATTAACTGTAAAAAACACAGCGTTCCCACAAAAGATTGCTAACATGGCCAAAATAGTTAATCCAAGTGCTTTAGATGAAGTAGGAGGAACAATAAAAACAAATGGTGGAGTATCAGTAGATGATGTTTCGAAAATATTTGCTTATGTAAATCCTGCTCAAATGTCGCCTGATGTTAAAGCATTACAAGAAGAATTAATTCAAAGTACCAGAGAACTTGCTGGAGCAGGTGAAATTGCAACAGGGCAAATTAATCCTGAAAGTGCAAGCGGTAGAGCAATTTTAGCAGTGCAACAAGCCGCTCAACAGCCATTAACTGAACATTTACAGTACACTAAAGCATTTTGCGAAGATTTAGCTAGAATTTGGTTAGATATGATTACTGTTTATAATGATAGTATAGAATTAGAAGATGAGATAGAAGACCCACAAACTGGCGAAAAGATATCTCAAATAGTAAAAATACCTAAAGTATCGTTAGAAGAACTACAAGCAGTAGTTAAAGTTGATATAACTCCAAAAGGCGCATTTGATAAATACGCTCAAGAAATGAGTATAGAAAATTTGCTAACGAATGGCTTTTTTAGTGTACAAAGATTGCCTGAATTAAAGTTGTATTTAGATTGTTTAGATGATGATGCAAACATGCCTAAACAACGCATATTAGAGGTTATTACAAGGGCAGAGATGGAACAACAAAAGATTGCTCAAATGAACGCTCAAGCTCAAATTATGCAAGAAAATGCTATGCAGTTTTTAATGGGTGATCCAGATAGTCAAGCAAGTCAAATGATTGATGCGACAAATCAACTGAATAAGGAAGAAGAAGTACCTGTTAAATAGGTGCTTTTTTATGGTCTAAGCATTGCAGACCTTATCAAAAACTCACATGGAATAAGTGGAAGCAAACCACAACAAAAATAGGAGGAAAATTATGTTTGAAGAAAAAGAAAACCTAGTATTGGAAAATACTGAAAATGTAGAAGAAACTACAGAAGAAACAGAAGGTTTAGAAATTGAACCAACGATTGAAAAAACAGTTGAGGAAGTTAAAGAACCTGAAAAGCTATATACAGAAGAAGATTTCAATAAGAAATTAGATGAAGTATTAGCAAAAAAAATAGCTCGTAGAGAAGCAAAAATACGTAAAGAATATGATTCTAAATATGGAAGAGTAGAAAGTGTACTTAAATCAGGATTAGGAGTTAATTCTATTGAAGAAGCAACTAATCAATTAAGTGATTTCTATGCCAAGAAAGGTATTCAAATATCTAGTGAACCTACATATAACGAAAGAGATATGGAAGTTCTTGCTAAAGCAGAAGCAGAGGATATTATTTCATCAGGATTTGATGAAGTGATAGAAGAAGTGGATCGCTTAGCTGAAATTGGTGTTAATAATATGACACCTAGAGAAAAAGCTACATTCAAACGTTTAGCAGAGTATAGACAAAATGCAGAACGTAATAAGGAATTAGCAAGTATAGGAGTAAAAGAAGAAGTATATAATGGCAAAGAATTTAAAAACTTTGCAAGTCAATTCAATTCTAATACACCTATAAAAAAAGTGTACGAACTATACACAAAAACATTAGATAAACCTACTCATGAGAAAATGGGAAGTATGAAAAATGGTAATACTCAAGAAGAAAAAACTTACTATAGTCCAGAAGATGTGGATAAGTTAACCGAAAAAGATTTAGATGATCCTATTATTTTCAAAAGAGTACGTGAATCAATGTCAAAATGGTAAAAAGAAAGGACTGATGATTAATGGCTGCAAATTTTAAGCCAATGTTTTGGAGTAAATACTGCCAAACCGAACTAAGAAAAGACTTAATTTTAGCAAACTGGTGTGATTATAAATACGAGGGTGAACTAAAATTAGGCAACAGATTAAAAATAGTTGGTGCTGTTAGACCTACAGTACAAAAATATATTCCAGGTCAAGATTTAAATATCGAAAGTTTAGGAGATAATTCTCAATACTTAGATATTACTGAAAGTGATGCTTTTGCATTTGAGGTAGATGATGTAGATAAAGCACAATCAATTAAAGGATACTTAGAAACTCAATTTGATGAAGCTAAAGCTGCTCTTGCTGAAAGTGCTGATGCATTTGTTGGAAAACTTGCTAAGGATGCTAATAGTGATATGATGAGTACTTCAATTGATATTAGTGCAGAAACAAGTATGTTAACTACTATCAATACTGCTCATACAAAGTTATACAAAAATAACGTATCACAAAAAACTGAATTGGCTGCTGACCTTAATCCTGAACATATCGTGGGATTAAGAACTGAATTAGCTAATCTATTTACTGAAAACGTTGAATTTGTTAAACGTGGTGCTTTAGGTAAATATGCTAATACATATCTAAGAATGAGTAATAACCTATATAATGATGGTACTGATGACTACGAAATGGTTAGAACTAAGAAAGCTATCGCTTTTGCAGGACAAATTGATAAAGTAGAAACTTGCCGCAAAGAGAAAGGTTTTGCTGATATTATCAAAGGATTACATGTATATGGTGGTAAAGTTGTTAGACCAAAAGAATTATATGTAATTAAAGTACACTAAGAGAAAGGACTGATGATTAATGGCTAAGAAAACAATGACTCCAGTTAAAGCTGGATATAATGCTATTACTAAAGTAGCATATGAAACTGCTGCTGCTGCTAATGATGGATTTGAATTAAAATTAAAAAGTACAGATGAACTAACTGTCATTCTAGTAACAAATAGCGATACTGCTGCTAAAACAATCACAGTAAAAGCTCCTACTAAAGGAAGTTATGCTGCCGCAAGTTCTGACTTATCATTAAGTCTTGCTGCTGGTGATACTGCTGTGATTCGTTTAGAATCAGCAAAATATGCTAATAACGATGGAACAGTATTATTAATTCCTGAAGCAACAACTGTAAAAGCTGTAGTAGTAATGTAATTTAAGAGGGCTATATGCTCTCTTTTTTATCATTGTAAGAGTATGACAGGTGCAACTCCTGTAACAATGAATAGGAGGATAAGATGAAAAAAATCGAAAAACTAGATAAGTATGTAATAGTGCCTAACGTAGGTTTTTATGGTGGGTTTATTTATGATGGAGAAGATATATTCTTATGTGAAGATCACGATATAGATGAAGGATATGATTTTAAGGTAAGGCAAGAAATCAAAAATAATTATCTTGTTACTAACATTGAAAGAGAATACACAACTACTAAAGATAAGAAAGTAAAAGAAACTTCTCATTTAGAAGTTGAAATAGAAAAAGGTCAATTACTTGTGTATGTGGAAGGGACAGGTTATACATTGCCTGAATTTAGAATGTGCAAGGTAGATGAAGCAATAGAACAATACAAAATACTTAAATAGGAGGTGTAACTATGACACTACTTGAAATGAAAAAGAAAGTATTACAATTAATCGAAGAAATTAGTACAAGTAAAACAAAAATAACTGATGATCCAGATATAGAAGCAAAATTAAATTCAGTTATTAATCAAGTACAAAATGAATTAGCTCGCATGAAAAAGATACCTGCTTATAAAGAAATAGAAGTAGATACAAGTGTAAAAAATGCATACAACTTTAATGATATAAAAGGAACTGATAGTAATGAAATATATCAATTAGATGTTATAAGGGGTGTTGAATACGAATTAAAAGCGAATGGAACTATTGTTAAATGTTTAGAAGATGGAACAATGGAAGTAGAATACTTTAAGTATCCTATAGCAATAACAGATACAACCAAAGATGATGAATACACTTTTGAATTAAGTGATGATGCTTTAGAAATTATGCCTTATGGAGTAGCAGCAGATTTATTAAAAAGCGATGTATCAAGTAATTATGGTGCAATTTACTCTCAAAGATATGAAACTATGCTACAAAGATTAGATTCAAGATATAATATGGGTTCTATATATATTGAAGGTGGTATCGAATGGTAAGTGGAAGTTTAATTACACGTAATTATGCAAATTTTAGAGGTGTAGACTTTAGTAATAAAGAAGTTTCGTTAGTTCGCAGTCCCAATTCAATAAATATGTGGAAAGATTATAAAAACAACTTGGGAAAATGCATAGAAACACGCCCAGACATGGAATTAGTTGCAACGTATGACAACACTGTTTATGGGTTGTTTTTTTATAAAGTGGGCAATAATGAGATGATGTTAGTACATTGTGGAACAAAATTATACAAAGTATTAGATAATGTTAAGACTGAAATATTTAATGGTATGAAACCTGCAAGAAGTAGTGCTTTCATATATAACAATATATTCTATATCAAAGATGGTATTAATTATTTAAGATATGATGGTTCAAAATGCAGTCAAGTAATAGGATACATCCCAACAACTTCAATAGGACGCAAACCTAGTGGTGGTGGTTCTGTTTATGAAGATGTAAATATGTTAAGTGCATATCGCAAAAATACTTTCTTGGGTGATGGAGAAAGCAAAGATTATTTTTTAGATGCACAAAATATAGATGGAGAATGTCCTATAGTTAAAGTTGATGGCAATGCAATGGTTTATGGAACTGATTTTGATTATACACCGAAAATAGGTAAAATTTCTTTTACGATTGCACCAAGTCCACCTTTAACCGATGGAAGAGATAATGTAGAAATAACATATAAAAAGACAGTAACGGGATATGCAGATAGAATTAACAAATGCACTCTATTACAAGTATTTGACAACAGAGTGTTTTTTAGTGGAAACCAAGACTATCCAAATACCATATGGCACTCCAGTTTAAATAATCCAAGTTATTGTAGTGATTTAGATTATTACAATGAAGGATTAGATTTATCTCCTGTAAAAAGTATGGTAGCTGGTAATAATGCTTTGTGGGTATTTAAAGAACCATCACAAGCTAATACAACAGTATTCTATCATAATCCTGTAATAGATGGTGAGTATGGGAAAATATATCCTAGTACACATTCAAGTATTTCAACAGGTTGTGTAGCAACAGGAATCAACTTTAATGATGATATAGCTTTCTTTAGCGAAAGAGGTATGGAAGCTATTAATGGAGACGTTACAACAGAACAAGTAGTAGCACATAGAAGTTCATTGATAGATAATAAGCTATTAAATGAATCTAACTATAAAGATATGATATTAGAAGAGTGGGAAGGTTATTTATTAGTAATTATAGATAACAAAATATATTTGGCTGATTCAAGAGCAATGTTTACTAATGAAAATCACAATGAATATGAATGGTTCTATTGGGAACTATCTAAAAATATAACTTGTACTCAAGTTAAAGATGGTGTTCTTTATTTAGGAACATCAGAAGGTATTTATAAATTAACTAATACTTTAGACACAAGAGGAGTAAATTCTTATTGGACAACACCTGAAGATGAATTTAAGTATCCTCAATATCAAAAAACAACTAACAAAAGAGGATGCGTTATTGATATGACAGGAGCAGAAGTTAAAGTATCGGTTAAAACAGATAATAATGATTTTACAGATATTAATACATATACAAATGTTAAAGGATATGTAGTATCAAGAATTAAAAAGAAAAAGTGGAAGTCAATACAAGTAAAATTTAGCTCGAATAAACCATTTGGACTTTATTCAAGTACTCTAGAAGCGTATGTAGGTTCATACGTGAAAAGATAGGAGGTTAAAATGAATTACGATATAAATTATGAAGATCCTAAATTTAAACAAGTAGAATTAGATAAACAAACTGCTTTAGCAGAAAACGGAAACACATACGATAATATGATTAACCAATCTGATAAATATTATCAAGACCAAATAAACGCTGCTAAAGATTGGGCAAATAAGCAACAAGAAATACAACAAGCTAATACTGATTTTGCTATAGAACAAGTAAATCAACAAAAAGACCAAGCTCAAAAAGATTATACAAAAGAACAAGCAGGAGCTTATGTAGATTGGCAAAAGCAATCTAATCAATATGGAGCAAATGCAGAACAACAAGCAGCACAAGGATTAAATAACACAGGTTATAGTGAATCATCACAAGTAAGTATGTATAACACATATCAAAACAGAGTAGCAACAGCGAGAGAAAGTTATAACAAAGCAGTATTAAATTATGACAATGCAATTAAAGATGCTCAATTACAAAACAATAGTAAATTAGCTGAAATTGCTTATAAAACATTACAAACTCAATTGGAATTAAGTTTGCAAGGGTTTCAGTATAAAAATCAATTAGTATTGGATAAAATATCACAAAATCGTAGTATTGATTCTGAATATTATAATCGTTATCAAGATGTATTAAAACAAATGAATACAGAGAATGCCATGGCAGAACAAGTAAGACAATATAATGAAGATTTAGCATTGAAAAATAGACAATTACAAGAAGAAATTAGACAACACAATCAATCACAAGCACAATGGCAAGCAGAATATAATTTAGCAAAACAAAAAATTGATGGTGGTTCTGGTGACAGTGCAGGAGTTACAAAAAGTTCTAATAAAGCAATAGTTAAAACGGGTGGTTCTTCTGTAAAACCTACAAGCAGTTCTAAAGTATCAAACTCTACTAAATCTAAATCAGGTGTAGATCAAAAAACATATGATAACACATTACGAAACATTAGATTAATGACTAGTGCAGCAATGCCTAAAATTCAAAAACAAAGAATAGCAGAAGATATGTTAGCAAGATCCGATTTCAGTGATGCTCAAATAACAAAAGCGTTAAAATTTTTAGGCCTTGGATAGGAGGTGATTAAATGTCATCTATTGATAGAATTAAAAGGAAAAGAAAAGAATTGGAAATAGAAAGAAGTGATGTTTCAAATATAAATAAATCAATAGGAAAAATAAATATTTTAAGAGACGAAATATCAACCACTGGTGGTATAGATTACGGAGATATTGCTCCGATTAGGACCAATTCAAATACTAATAACGTTAGCAATAATGTTTCAACTGATTTAAATGCATTACAGGAAAAACGAAAATCCCTTCAATCACAACTAGTTAATTATGAACGTAAGAAAAATGATGATTATTGGTGGGATAAAGATAAAAATATTATTTCTAACATTGGAAATGTAGCCAAGAAATTGTTTGTAGATTCAGATAGAAAAAACAAATATGCTAAAGATGATAAGTACGATTCTTTATTGAAAGAATATAATGATACAATAAAAGCAATAGAAACTGTTTCGTTAGATAATAAAACATATAAAGGATTTTCTGGTTCAGTAGATAAAGTTTCAGATACCATTTTAGGAAATGCTGTTACATCAAGAAAAGGTATTGAAAGTACAGTAAAAAAAATATTAGGACAAACACCTACAGATGAAGAAACAACATTAACGTATGAAGAAATGTTAGCACAAAAGGCAAGACAAGAAACAACTGGAGCGGGTGGAGTAGGACTTGATATTCTAGGCAGTGTAACAAGAATGTTGCCTCAGATGATGGTGGGAAATTCTACAGGAGCTTTAGCAATGGGATTTGCCAACTATGGTGGAAGTGCATACAATCAAGCTAGACAAGAAGGAGCAACGGAAAAACAAGCAACAGCATATGGAGTAATATCAGGTAGCTTAGAAATGATGTTAAATAAAATATTACCATCATACAATATTGGCGGTAAAAATGTTTATGGTAAAACATTAACCGATAATATAATGAATCAAGTTGTTACCAATTCAGCATTTAAGAATTTTGTTTTCAGAACTGTAAATGATGCTGCCGGTGAATTTACAGAAGAGTATTTACAAGAGTTTTTGGAACCCATAATTAAAAATACAGTATTACAACAAGACAATGGAGCAGATTTTTGGAATACTATGAAAGATGATGTTGACAAAGGTTTAAAACAATTGGGATCTCAACTTTTCAACAAGGAAAATCTATATGCTGGTTCATTGGGGGCTTTAACTTCTGGAATTATGGGATTTCAAAGTAATACGGATGCATATAGGTACGAAAAAAGAACTGGAAGAAACGCAGAAACAGGATTAACGGCTAATGAACAATCTGTAATGAACGATGAAGTAAATAAAAGAACTGTGGAAGCTCAAAAGAAAGCGGCAGTGGATAGTGAAGTAAATAAAATTATTAAAGAACAAGAAAAAACATTTGGAACTTTAACAGATGCTGAAAAGGCAGGTATTAAGAATCAAGTGCAAGAAAAATTAGATAATGGTGAAATAGATTTTACTACTTTGAAATTAAAGAACAGTGAAATAAAAACAATAGAAAATAGAGTTAAAGAGGATTTGCAAAAAGGTTACATTGATATAGATACAATAGAAAACACGCTCACACAAGAAAAAACGGTTCAAATTAAAGAGCTAGAGCAAAGACTGAGAAATATCGCCAATGAACAAGAAAAAACTCAAATAGAAGAAAAACTTAACCAATTACGAATTGATAGAGCTAATGATTTAAAAAACAAATTGCGACAAGATATTTATTTACAAGAAAGTTATGCAGAATTGGCAAGAAAAAGTGAAAAATTTACATACGAGGCAAAGAAAACAGATAGTGAGATTAAAAAAAACTTAGCAGAAGATTTTAAAAAAATTGCTAATAACACTAATAAATCTCATGAAACTTTTGAAACTATATCTAAAATAGCAGAAGATAGAGGTGTTAGTTATGGTGTTATCAATAATGAGCAGTTAAAACAACTAGGATATGATATAGAAGGTAAGAATGTTAACGGATTAGTTCGCACTATGCAAGATGGAAAGCAAAAAGTCCTTGTTAATTTGGATAGCGATAAAGCAATTAATACTATTGTAGGTCATGAAACAACTCATTTGTTAGAGGGAACTAAAGAATACACGAATTTTCAAGAGTATATTAAAAACTATGCTAAAACAAAAGGTGAATACAACACAAGATATAAAGAATTAAGCAATTTATATAGAGGCGTAAATGCTAATATAGAAACAGAGGTAACTGCAGATTTAGTAGGAGATTATCTATTTACTGATACTGATTTTGTTCGAAATTTATCTGTTGAAAGCCCCACTATATTTAAGCAAGTATATGACTATATCAAACACGTTTATAATTTAGCTACAGCAGGATCTAAAGAAAAAAGACAACTAGAACAGGTTAAATATAAATTTGAAGAGGCATATAGACAAAGTAATGTACAAGTTAACGATGGTATTCAATATTCTATGATTGGAGAAAAAGGTGCTTTAAATGCTACAAATATTAATTCAAAAAATCAATTTTTGTTAACAAATCTTGAAAAGGCCAAATCGATGGCAAAAAGTGGTAAAAGCAATGATGAAATATTTAAAGCAACTGGATGGTTTAAACAATATGGAAAGTGGAAATTTGAAATATCAGATTCAATTTTAGATGGTGTCACGATAAATAATGTAAAAAAAAATCACGAATATCTATTGTCAGATATTTTAAATCACAAAGATTTGTTTATAGCATATGAAAACCTTAAAAACACAAAAGTTTCTTTTGCTGATTTAAAAAATTATAATGGATATATGGTTGGAGGTCAATATGATGCCAAGAAAAAGAATATAGAACTTAATAATAAATTGCTAGATACGAAAAATCCTGACAAGGCGATTAAGCAAGTTTTAATGCATGAAGTGCAACACAAAATACAACAATATGAAGGATTTAAAAATGGATCAACCGGTTTATTAGGTGAAGAGGCATATAAAAGAAGTAAGGGTGAAATCGAATCACGTGAAACTGAAAAGAGATTAGAAATGAGTTATGAACAGCGAAATAACAAAATTCCCGAGGCAGTTCATTCTAGGATGGACAGTATACCAGAATTATTATATAATAAGTTTGGTAAGGAGAAGAGTGTTTATGACAATAATATTGATACTGATTCCATTGTTGATATTAATGGTGATTTTATTAATAAGAAGTCGAACGAGATATTGGAGGGATCCGATGCCGAAAGAATATTTAGAGGAAATAGAAAAAAACAAAAAGAGCTAGATAATAGTTCTTTTTCTTTGGACCAAAGAGTGTCTGGAGATGCTTTGCTAGATGCACAAGATTTTATTGATGAAGTAAAAAGTGTTGGTGCAGAAGTAGATGATAATGGTTATGTAACTGTGTATCATCAAACTTCTGATGAAAATGCTGATAAAATAAGACAAAGTGGAAAAATGATTGCTAACGAGGATTATGTTTATTTTAGTACATCGAAAAATGCTACCCAAAGTGAAGGTAGAGGTCAAACTAAATTAGAGTTTAAGATACCGGCCGAAAAGTTAATATTAGATGACATATTTAGTGATAATGCCGATGTGAAAATACCGCTAAAGGGTAAGAAGACATTAGATGTTAGTAATTATTTAGTTAATGATACTAAATATTCTATTAGTGATACTGATAATAAAGGTAGAACTTTATCTAATCAAAATGAAATAGCTCCTAGAAATTCTAACTTAACTTATGGTGAAGATATTAAATTGAAAATGTTACCAACTAAAGAAGACATAAGTAATTTGACTAAACAAGTAAATAATTTATCTAAACAGCTAGAAATGAGTCAAAAAGTCAAAAATGAAGATATCACTAATGAAATAGCTCCTTTCAAAAATAATAAGGTGATGAATCCAGTAGAAATAGCAAATTTGAGATTAGAAGATGCTAATACTACCCCACAATTAACTAATAAAAAGTACGAAAAAGGTGATAAAACATCTAAATTATACAAAAACGTTACTGAAAAATCTCAAATGTTACCTGAAACAGCAAGAACACTTCTATCCAATGAAGAAAATGTTAAATATTACAAAAATATAACAAACGAAGAAAGCATGGATGAAGCATTAAAAAAATTGCAACAAAATGGTTCTAATGAAACTATAAGATGGGTAACCCAAGATAGTAAATCGGCAACAGCAACAGACGTGGCAGAAGGATGGATACTATTAAAACAGTACTCTGATAACAAAGATTATGATAATATGATAGAAATTGCTAAAAAGATGAGAGATATTGGTACTAAAGCAGGACAAACTGTTCAAGCATTTAACATTATGTCAAGGTTAACCCCAGAGGGTATGGTTAAATATGCTCAAAGTGAATTAACTGATGCATATAACCAAATAGTTAAAAACAAATCACAAGATTGGATCAATAAAAATATGAAGGATTTTGATTTGACACCTGGCGATGTAGAATTTATTATGAACACAATGAAAAAAGTTCAAAACATGGAGGATGGTTACGAAAAACGAGTAGAACTTGCCAAAATTCAAAAACTCATGACAGATAAACTTCCAAGTAATGCTGGGAACAAGATAAAAGCATGGATGAGAATGTCGATGTTATTTAATCCTAAAACACAAGTAAGAAACGTTGTGGGTAATGCTTTGATTATGCCTGTAAATTACTTTAGTGATGTTGTTTCTAACTATGCAGATAAAGTAATTCAAAAACAAACTGGAGTTAGAACAATAGGAACTTACGATATAAAAGCAATGCTTAAAGGTATGAAAGATGGTGCATATCAAGCAACTAATGATTATAAACTGGGAATAAACACCAAAAATATGGATGGCAATAGATTTGAAATTGGAGAAGGAAATTCATTTAGCGAAAAAAATGCAATTGGTAGAACACTTAATAGAACTGAATCGATGTTAAATTATGTAATGGATGCAGGAGATAGAATATTTAGCCAAGCGATATTTGAAAACTCAATATCAAACCAACTAAAATTAAATAATGCAACCGAAATTACTCAAGAAATGATAGATATAGCAACAACTGAATCACTTCAAAGAACTTGGAACGATAATAACAACTACACGAAATTTGTATTAGACGTGAGAAAGATGCTTAATAGATTAAACTTTAAAGGTTATGGTCTTGGAGATATATTGATACCATTTGCTAAAACGCCAGCTAATTTAACAAAAGCTATTGTTGATTATTCGCCAGTTGGTCTAATATCGACAATAAATCAAGGAATCAAACTAAAAAACAATATATCAACTGATACAATGACGGCTCAACAGCAACATCAGTTTGTACAAACATTAGGTAAGGCAACTGTTGGTAGTATGTTATATGTAATTGCCTATGCTCTTGCTAAAGCAGGAATAGCAACAGGATCGAGTGATGATGATAAGGATACCGCAAATTTTTTGAAAAATACACTTGGTATAAGTTCTTATTCAATAAAAATTGGAAATAAATCTTTTACATATGATTGGGCCCAACCAATAGCGGCTCCGTTGTCAATAATGACCAATATTGCTAATAAAAGTGACAAAACGAAGTTGTATGAGGCAATTGTAGGAAATTTAGATACAGCAACTTCTGTATTGATGGAACAATCATTTTTACAAAGTATTAATGAAGTATTAAATGGAAATGGAGGAGCTGTTGAAAATTTATTACAGCAAGTATATGAATTACCATCGAGGGCAGTACCAACATTTGTTAAGCAAATAGCTGATATGGTTGATGAAACGCAAAGACAAACGTATGAAAAAGATGCTCCAATTAAAACGGCAATAAATAAAACAATATCTAAAATACCATTTATCAGTCAAACACTTGCTCCTAGCGTTGATACATTAGGTAGAAATATACAAAAATATGGTGGAAAGAATAATATATTTAATGTATTTTTGAATCCGGCAAATGTTAATACTGAAAATATAAGTAAATCAGCAGAAGAGATTTATAGATTGTATAAAATAACAGGTGATAAAACCATAATGCCTAGAGTAGCACCTTCATATATAAATTCAAAAGGTGAAAAAGTAATTTTATCATCTCAAGAAAAATCGGATTTCCAAAGAATCGCTGGTAATATAGTTGAAGAAAGTATTGAAAATTTACTTGACAATAAAACGTATGAAACAATGAGTGATGAAGGCAAAGCTAGTATTATTAATAAAATAGTTAATTATTCATATAACAAAGCAAGAAAAAAGGTTTTAGGTATTGAAATGTCAAATGAATATAATAAGATTAACGAATATGTAAATGATGGTGGTTTTGTCAGTGAATATTATATAAATAAAGAAGAAATAGATTTTGCATATAATAATCCCGAAAAATATCAGGTTGTTAAAGTGATAACAGGTGATATAGTTACTTACAAAAAATATAGTAAAGATTTAGAAGAAATAAAATCAGACAAAGATTCTAATGGTAAAACTATTGCTAATAGTCGTAAACAAAAGGTATTTGATTATATAAATTCAACCGATTTAAATTTTGAACAAAGAGTAATGTTAGCTAAACTAGAATACCCTAGTTACGATGAGTATAACAATGAAATTATTGAATATTTGAATAATAATAAAGATATTTCTTATGAGGAAGAAGTAGAAATCTTAAAACAATTGGGATTTGAAGTAGATTCTTATGGAAATATTTCATGGTAAGAAGGAGGTGATAATTTGAAGCAAGATAGAAATGGCGTAAGAACACCCCAAGATTTAGAAAGAAAGTATGACTTTTCAAGTATAAAAAAAGCAGTGGAGCAAAGCGAAACTGGTTTAACTAAAATTAATCAAGAACTGGACAAATTTGTTAATAAAACGACTAGCAATATTAAAGAGCTTCAAAAACAATTAGATGGGAAGGTAACTACTTATTATTATAGTGGTGAACCTTCCTTTTCTAATCTTCCTACAAGTGAGTGGGAAGAAAGCGAATATTCTCAACACCTAGGCGACCTATATTACGATAAAGATACGGGATATGTATACATGTTTCAACAAAACAATGGTCTTTATTCTTGGAAACATATGATTGATAAAGATTTAACCGATGCTTTAGCACTTGCTAATGCTGCAAAAGATACTGCAGATAATAAAAGAAGAGTATTTGTAATTCGCCCCATACCTCCTTACGATAATGGAGATTTATGGTTAAATGACAAAGAATTATATGTGTGTCAAATATCTAAAACAAAGGATGAAACGTATGAAGAGGATGATTTCATAATAGCAACAAAATATACTGATGATACAGTAGCTAACAAAGTAAATGAAGAATTAACGGTAGTTAAGGGTCAAGTAACAATAATAAAAGAAAAACAAGACGAGTTTGATGTTACAGTTACTGAACATACATCTATGATAAATTCGCTAAATGAGGAAACCGCTGAACTTGGTAGTGATGTTTCTGAATTAAAAATTACTAGCCAATCTATAACTGAAAGTGTTAATTCGATTAAAAATTTAACAGATTACATTAAGACAAAGCAAGAAACGTCAAGCATAGAATTGCTAAAAACACCTGACAGTACGGGTGCAATAAATAAATTATCAATTAAAAACTTCAATTTACAAACGTTGTATCCAGACATGGCATATCCATCTGATTATACTTATCCGGGCGTATTAAACTTTTACACATTAATAATATCAAACGAAAAAGTTGTTTATAGTCCATCACTTCCAACAGCCAACAACCAAACTGAATTGTATAATGTCGGTGGAATTAGTGGTAAATTTTATAGATGTGTTGATAATGTATGGACGGAAGAAACAAAGTTAGACAATATAAAATTTATATATATTAATTCACCATTCCCGTTGCAAACATTAACGACAACAATGGGTGATCATGTTTATGATGAGCTGATTTTTGAAGATAATCAAGTATCTATAATACAAAGATTAGGTTATGATAAAGAAAATAATCTCGAAGTATTAGAAAAACCAGTAACTTACAATTTGGGTGAAATGCTAGTACCAACTTTTGAAACTAATACTTATATTACTATGAAGTATTGGACTAATCTAAATTATGAATGTACATATATTGAAAAAAATGAGTTTACTTCTTCATTTACAACCAAAAATGAAACAAATGCTTTAATTAGTATTACGAATGAAATAAATTTAAAAGTTGAAAACAAATGTGGAAAAGATGACGTGGTAAATCAGTTAAACATTAGTAAAGATTTAATTGAAATAAAAGGTAATAGATTTGTACTTGATACTGACAATATCAAAATTGACAAATTTGGGAATATTTTATTGTCTAATGGAGCTAAGGTTTTAGGCGAATATGGTTTACTTTCTTCAATAATAGTAGAGAGCAATATAATGTCTAGAAGCTTTATAGGTGGTAATATGATACTTCCTATGGGATATTCGCAATATGAAGAAACTAGCAGTGGTTCAATAACGACGATAAAAGATTCATTACAGTTACAATTTACAATTCCAAAAGGTTTTAAAATAATGAGTGCATTTATATTATTAGAACATATGCCAACAAAATATAAAGATGGTACAACATTAAAGTACACTGGTACATCAAAAAATCTAAAACTATATAGAGCAACTAATTATTCAGGTGGTACTTTTGTAATGGATATAACACGTTATGTAACTAATAATAGTGAAATAAATTATTCAGAAGTTCCTAACGCTTTTGGAGTGAGTGGATTTAGCGGTTCAAGTTCAGGTTATACAAGTAAACAATCAATAAATGTAAAAGATTTTATAACAACTTCAGATACTGAAGATTCATTTAATATGTTCAAAATAGAAACTTCTAATTCATTAGTTACGAGTTTGGCTGCAATGTATCAAAATACAGGTGCATGCAAAGCAACACTGATGATAATGGGATATTCTAGTTTTGAATAAGAAATAAATTAAAATAGGAGGAAAAAATATGATAACAAACGTAAGTTTATTACTTACTTACTTACTTACTTACAGGGAAGGAGGTGCAGTTATTTAATAATTGTACCTCTTATAAGAAAGGGGGCAAGGCATAAAAATATTACTTGCTCTCTAAGAGGTGCATGTCTATGAGTTTGAAAAATTACCCAGATATGACAACACCACTAAATGCAGAAAACTTAAAATTACAACCTAAAACAGAAAAAACAACAAGTAATAACGATGTTTATAGTTGTAATTATATAAATGCTAATACAATTTCAGTGATAAACTTCAGTGGAGATTTTAACGATTATAAAGAAACCTCTATAGGTCAATGTCAAATGTCTGCTAATAAGCCACCAACAGATGCAAATTATTTTTATGGAACAATAATAGTGATAAAGTTTGGAAGCGCTTATTGTAGTCAACTTACAACTGATATTAACACCGGAAAAATGTATAATAGAGTTTTGATCAATGGCAGTTGGACAGCATGGAAAGAAGTTCAGCTAAATGCTTTATAAAATAAAATCAAAAAAATAGAGAGCAAGATTAAATGCCGAAAATGTGGAAAAAATCAATTTTACAAATTATCCAAATATGGATAAACCAATCACTAAAGAAAATTTAAATCAAATGCAAACTAATATTGAAAATGAAATAGAAGGTAGTAAACTAAAAAGTGCTATATTAGTTATATTAAATGAAACAACAGAAGTAACTCTTACTGGAGCATGGGTACAATTGAAAATACCATTTAATAAAGTTCTTAGAAAATTAGGTGATGGGTTTAGTTTATTAAATGATGGGACTGTTGTTGCATCAAATGACGTAAAAAGGTTTAGAGCAACGGTAGGTGTTAGAATTGCAGAAAATTATAGTGCTGATGTATATCCTAGAATTTTAAGCGAAACAGGAGCAAGTTGGTTTTCCGAAAGTGGTTATCAAGCAAATTCAACACAATTTAAAAATGAAACAATTGGAACTTGTATTAATAATAAAAATATATATGCAACTATAACTTCTGCACAAGCAGGAACTGTTAAACTTAGAGGCGATAATCAATATACATACATGCTTGTCGAGGAATTATAACTCATAGATTTAATTTAAATAACAAAATAATATGAAAAAATTTACAAATTATCCAAATAAAACAACACCGCTAAATGCAGAAAATTTAAGTAGAAATATATTATCTGCTTATAATACATTGGATGGTGAAACAATATCCGCGTTTGGATCAACCAACGTCAATTTAAATAGTATTTTGTCTTCAACAGAAGAAACACTAACATTATCAAATGGAAGTGTAAAAATTGGCAGTTGTGTTTCTAAAGTTTTAATCAGTGGTGTTTTGAGAGGATATTTTCAAAATAATAATACTTCTAATGATTATGAAGTAGGATGTAGAATAAACAAAAATACTTCAATTGCTAGAACAATAGAGTTTATGATAGAAAAAAACACAACAAAAAGTGTAGAGTTAATAACAGTAGCACCGTTTTTGTTAGATGTTGAAGAAAACGATGTTATTTCGCTTGGGATATATTCAAGCACTGGCAACGTAAGTAGACAATACTTAAAAAATTCATATCTTACAATTGAAGTAATAGAATAAAAAAATAAATTAAATAGGAGGAAAAAATATGATAACAAAATTAAAAAAATATAAAGAAATATATATACTTATAGCTTTTTTTGCTGGAATATTATGGGCGATATTTAGTTTTTATCAATCATATTTAGATAACAACGAAGAAATAAAAGATACATTAAAAACAACACAACAAATGAGTCTAAAATCGGTGATATGGAATGATAATATTCCATTAGCTGAAAGGTCATCTGCTTGTGATGTGTATTTGAGCAATGGTTATAATAGTTTAACAAAAAAACATTGTGAAATGATTTTGAAGGAGAAATAATTATGTTAAAAATAATAATAGGATTAATTAGTGTAATGTTGGCAAATATGTTATTAGGAGTAACACTTGCTAAACTAAAACAAGAGTTTAAAAAAGAAAAATTATTAAGTGGCTTAGTAAAATATTTAGGAATAGTCTTAGGTGTATTACTTATGTATCTAACAGGTTATTTAAACCCAGATATTGTAGTTGCTAACATAAACGGCATAAAAGTTAATTTAATGGCTGGTATAGAGGTTTTATTTATATCAGGTATAGTTTACTATGGTGTGCAAGATTTAATTAAATTAAAGAACTTGTTAGGATTATCAAATGATATTACACCCATTGACGAAGGAAGAGGGTAGTATGAATAAGTATAATGCAGAAAGATTATTTCATACCCTTGATGATATATTCATATCTAGTCCTTATTCAAATAGGATAAGCCCAATAACAGGTGATAGGGAATTTCATGAAGGTGTAGATTATTCAGCAAACGGAAAATCAATACCAATATATGCGTTGGACGATGGAGAAGTATTATATGAGGGATACGACAATTCAACAGGTGCAATAATATGTTATATAAGATTTCCTAAATTAGATGATCATGTAGGACTATATTATCATTTAGCAAATACTGTAATTAATAAAGGCGATAAAGTAACAAAGGATACTAAAATAGGAATGATGGGAAGTACAGGATATTCAACAGGAAATCATTTACATTTTGATTGGTTCAAATATAGTGATTATAATAAAGATTTTTATGATAGAAATTATGAAGATTTTAATGAGTATATATTCCCTGAAAACAGAATAAAAGTAACTGCTCCAGTAGAAAGAAATGAAAACACACCTCAAATAAGAGTAATAGTCGATAATTTGAGAGTTAGAACAGGGCATAGTACAAATAGTAGTGTTTTAGGTTTCACTCAAAATAAAGACATTTATAATGATTTAGAAACTTATAATGATGGAACTTATATATGGCATAGAATAGATAAAGAACAATGGATTGCTGATAATGGAGAGTGGTTAGAGATACTACCAGTTACTGACTACAAGAAATTATATGAAAGTAAGCTTAGTATGATTGAGAGTTTAAACAAACAAATTTCGACACAAAACGACACGATAAATAATTTAAATGAAAAATTAAGTAAAATTAATGAATTATCAAGAATATGAAAACAAGTAGAGTTAATTCCCTACTTGTTTTTTTTATACATATAAATATAATCCATGCCAAAATTTTTTACAAACTCTTCTTTAGTGCCTATATTCTTTTCAAAATAAGTTTGTGCTTTTACTTTCCAATAGTTTATGTATTCGTAGTTATTAGTAATATCTCTATGACATTGTCTACACAAAGGTATTACAAAACCATATTTAATAGAATTGGATCTATTTCTTCCTGGAAATAATTCATGTTTGTCTATATGTCCATAAATCGAGCCACATTTGATACATTTAGATAGATTAGGTGTAAATATACTAAATCTGTCTTTTTCTTTCTTAGAGTGAGTTTTTGTTACTTTATAAATAGGTTTATAAATCTTATATTCTTTACTATTACACTCTCGATAACATGTAAGAGATACATTTTGTTTTTTTAACAAACAATAGAAATAATATTGTCCTTTTTTAGATTTTTTTCTTAAGTATTTACAATTCATACTATCACCTCGATTTCACATCTAGATGACAACTAAAATGAATAATAAATATTACTAATGAGAGAGAATTATACGGGTACAATTCCTTATTTTATAAGGGTTTGTAAAATCGCAAGGGTGTTTCCAACTAGTCCTGTTTTCCCGACCATTAGCCAATTAACCCTTATTTTATAAGGGT